CCACATCAACTCGTTCTACAGCACATGATATCTTTGTTCCTTTTGGTTTAACTTGTGGTGTAGAATATTCATGACAAAATAATGTGTCATATAATAAACCTCTGTATACAATGTTTACTGAATCTCCATTATCTTCTTTAATAGCTAATAAAGGTCTGTTAATTGTAAAAATGCATATCAAGTCAATTGCAAATAATAATATTATTCCACCAACAGCCCCTAGAGCAATTTTTAACCATTTCTTCATTTACTTTCTCCTGTTTTTTTTATAAGTTTCTTTATCTTTTCTGTATTCTCTATGTATGTTTCTGTATAGCCACATTCTGGGCATACTGCACATTTTATTTTTTCGATAGCTGTTTTAAACATTCCTTTTTCCCTGACATCTATACCATAACCACCATTAGATACCATAACCGATAAATCTTCCACCATTTCAGTTTCGCATCTCAAACATTTTCTCATATAATTCCTCCAATCAATAAACAAATAATATTTATCAATTTTATTATACCATAAAAAAAGCAAATCTTATTATAGATCTGCTTGTAAAATTGTAATTTAATATTTTAATGATTCTATTATAGAAGTCATTTCATCCTTTGAAATGTTATGTCCTATAAATTGATATAAAATATCATCATACACAAAAGTTGCTGTTAATCTTTCCTCGCTCCAATCGTTTGTATATACAACAATATTAGTATTTAAATTTTCTGATTTGTATGAATTTTCTATATTTTTTTCACCTGTAGCATCAATACCTTCTTGAAAAGCTAATACATACCCTTCATCTGCATATTTATTAAGCATATTCACTGATACACTAATATACTTATTTTCATTTTCTTTATAGAAATATGGAATCCATAAATCAACTCTGCCAATAGAACCATTATCATTTAAAGATGTTCTATAATATATATCATTTGTATTATTTTCTGGAAGTTTAAGGATTGAAAATTTTAACATTTCTTCTACTTCTTTAAATGTCATTTTAGGGCTTTCTGAATTTTCTTTTACTTTTATAGCATCTGTTGGTATTTCCTTAAAATTATTATTTTCTGATATTTTTACCTCTGTACCGTTTTCTAATTTAATTGATGTACTCCAATTTTGAAAAAACTCTTTAATTTCTTTTGCATATACAACTGTAACTGATAGTAAACATACTGCTACTGCAATAGAACATACATAAGATAGTTTGAATCTTCTATGAGTTTGTTTTTGCTTATTTACTGTCATATTTAAAATATTCCTTTCTAATTTCTCGGAAACACGAACATCCGAGAAAGCATTTTTAATTTTCTTATTCATTTGTTATGCCTCCTTTAAAATTTCTTTTAATTTTTTTCTAGCACGAGATAATATACTTTGAATATTTGTTACCGATATATTTAATATCTCTGATATTTCTTTAATTTTATAATTTTCATAATAATATAGAAAAATTATAGTTCTATATTTTTTTGGTAATTGTAATATTGCCTCTAGAAGATTATTATCAGGTAAAGTAGTTGACAATGTATTTTCTTCTTTTTCTGTAAATGCAACAATCTTTTTTTTCCAAGATGATAGTAAAAAAGTTTTACATTCATTAATAGCAACTTTAACAAGCCATTTTTTTATATCTAAATCCTGATTATTCAATATATCAACATGATTATATAATTTAATAAATGTACTTTGAGTTATATCATCAGAGTCAGATATATTTTTAGTATAACTATATGCTAGTCTATATATATCATTTTTGTATAAATTAAATATTCTGATAAATTGCTTATCCAATATATCACCTCCACTGCTTTTGAAAGCTTTCACTATAATAACTAATGAAATAACAAAAATATCACACTATAATTAAAAAAGGCAAATCATTTTTTAGACTTGCACTACAAATTACTATTTATCTGTCAGTTATATTATATCATAAAAAAAGACTATTTAATTAGCCTTTTTGATTTCTGCTTTTAATTCTTTGTTTTTTATTCTGAGTCTTTTATTTTCTTCTCGTAGTCTTTTTATTTCTATTGGTTCTCCCAGCTTATTTATTATCTTGTTAAAACAGTCTTCTTTTATATCCGATTTCAAACTTTCATATTTTGATTCTAATGTATTATATTTTCTTAATAATTTTAAGTAGTCAAACATTTCTTATTCCTTTCAGATAATCGCTGTGTCTTTTAAATACTCCTCTTTCACACATGTTCATCTCTCTAGCAATAACATCCCATTTTTTTAGTTCAATGTATCGCTTATTAAATATTAGTCTTGTTTCCACATCTTTAATTTCTGTAATATAACTTTCTATTTTTATAATCTCTTCCATAGCCTGAACTTTTTTCTTTTCAAGTTTCTCTGTATATTTTTCTATCAGCATCACTTGTTTCTCGGTTGGATTTCCTACTTGGCTACTGAATGGCATTCCTGTCATTCTAGCTACTCCTGATGATTGGTTTCTTATTTCTTTTAATTTGTTTTCGATGTCTTTTATCTCTAATGTTAAATAATAATATTTAGATAGTTCCTTCTTGTTCATTCATTACCTTTACTTTTTTATTTTCTAACACATGACACATTCGGTGCATTTGATTTGCTCGATGTTTTATATTATTTATTGTGTCTTGCATTTCTTCTTCTGTATGGCAAATATAAAAACCTCCGGACTTACCACTTATACTTCCTACGATTAAATAATACTCTTTATTCTCTCGTATATTTTGTATAACTTTTCTCATTGATTTATCACTATTGATATTAAACATCTTTCTTAGTTCTTTATTTTTTATAAGATTTTCTTTTCCTATGTGGTTAGTTATTAAATAATTATATACTTTGGCTTCTACCATTTATTCTCCAATTAATAGTGGCTGTTCCTTATATTTCAATATTGGCTTATAACCGTATTCCATCATATCCTTTAATAACCATTCAGGAATAATTCCTTTTCCTACCCACATATTTGCTTTCTCATAATTTCTTGATGCATGTTCATTGTCTAATTGTTCAAATCCATTGTGAAAGTAACCATCATCATACATCTTTCTTAATAAATCTAATTCATATTTATCAACACAATTTTTGCATTCATCTTTAATATCTGATATACTCGGCATGAACTTTGATTTTCCTACGATGTTATATACTGCTTTATTTACTACCTCGTAAGGATATCCTTCCAATTCGATGCTTAATAAATTAACGAATGCTATTACATCTACTGATTTAAATTCTTTAAAGTGTCCAGGATATGCGATTTTCAATGTAGCTACTACTTTACTTAATTCTGATTGTTCCATTATATATCGCCTCCAATGTATCCATTACTTCTCCTTTGCTTTCTGGTGTATCTTTCTGATTTAAATACCATTCAAACTTTGTACCAAATAATGTTTCTGGTCTTAAATACTTTTCCCATTTAGTTCCTGTCCATTCTTGAACCTTTACATCTATTACTCTTTTAAAATCATCTAATTTAAATCCTTCTTTATATCTTGCTCTTATTAGTTGTTGAGTTTTAGTAGATGATTTTTTATAATGGGAACCTATTTTCAAGTTTAGGTAATTTACAATTTCTTCGTATGGTATCGATTTTGCCTCCGGCTCTGCTGGAGAAGAAAGATATCCTATCTTTTCCTGATCTATACTTACCTGACCTATACTTACCTTACCTATACTATCCTGTGTCAACGAGTCGTCGACGAAGTTCTCTTTTGTTTCTAAATTTAACCTATATGATTTGTTTTCATCTAATTCCAACATAGCTTTTTCCTTTTTGTATGCTGTTTCATTATAGGTGTCTTTTCTAATATAATTATGAATTCTCCAATGTTTTACTACTACGACTCCTGATTCAAATGGTATTATAAATTTTCTCAATATTAAAATATTCATATCATCTTTTGTTGCACCTATGAAGTTCATTATCTTCTTGGGAGCATTTATAAATCCATCATCATCTGCTCTCATTCCTAAATCGTAATACAGGAGCCTGGCACTCATTGGCATATCTATAAATGCATCGCTATCAATTATCGTTTTTGCAAACATTCTTCTTTCTGCCATGCTTCCTCACTTTCTCTTTTTGTTGCCGACTAAATAAATTATTATTATAGTTATACAAATAATCATTGTTATTATTACACTATCACTCATAACCGATTCTCCTATTCTTCTAAATAATTTCTACCAATTAAATTCATAAATTGTTCTCTTGTATGTGTTCTTTCATACATTTGTTGACAAATCTTCTTTAAAAACAAATCTAATTCATGACCATTTTTACCATGCACTCCGAATGTTCCCTGGTGATGTTCCTGGCATAGCCATACTTTAAAACCATGTCTTTCACTTATTGGTCTTTTAGCTTTTCCAAAGTAAATATGATGGTCATGTATGCCTATCTCTTTTCTACAGATGTAGCATCTTTTTTTACTCTGTAAAATACTCTTCATCGGTTTCTATTCCTAAATCATCAGCCCAATACTTTATTATTTCGATTAGCTGATTCATTTCTTTAGTGTTTAATTTAGAGCTTCCTAAGAAGCACTTATAGACTATCATTTCTCTTCCTTTAAATTGCTCTGGTCTAACTACCTTTACAGCTCTGAAGTTTTTCCTCAATTCATCTTCTGCTTCTTCTGGAGCTAATAGGTATGTGCTTCTTAGATTAGCTTCTTCTAATGCTGATATATATATTTCTTCTGGTTCTTGTTGCATGTCTTCATGACTTGCTATTTTTCTTATTAAAGCCCACATCATTTTATTTTGTTTTATTGTTCTTTTAGATCTAATTTCTTTTAATTCCATGACATAGGTTTTGTCTGTATCTATATCTAAGTCCATGAATAAGTTTTCTATTAATAACATCTGGCTTTTTATATTTCTAAAGATTTGTCTTACTTTAACTGTAGTTCTCATTAAAACGGTAAGTCATCATCGGTTATTTCTACACTATCTCCAAAATCTGCAAATGGATCTTCAGGCTCAGCATATTCTGGTTCTGGTCTATCTTCTCTATTGCGACTTTCTAAAAACTCAAATTCTTCTACTATCACATCATATGTATACCCTCTACTTCCATCCTCTTTGTCATAGCTTCCTGTTTGAATTCTTCCAACTATCCCAAGTCTGTTCCCTTTTTTTACATATTGACAAATTGTTTCTGCTCTTTTTTCCCATGCAACTACAGGAATAAAATCTGCATCTCTACTTTCATCATCTTTTTTGTATTTTCTATTAACAGCTAATGTAAATCTTGTATAAGCCTTTTCTGATTCTGTATATCTTAATTCTGGTTCAGCAGTTAACCTTCCAACTAATTCCACTTTATTCATTTGTTTCACCTGTTAAACATAATAAAGCAAAATCAGTAAAGTCTTCTTCTTTTAATGTAAATAAAAATTCATCTATTTTTTCCCATTCTTTTCCTGGATCATGTAATCCATCATCGATTCTTTTATCTGCTACATCTATTAAATCCCATAATTCTTTAAACTTTAAATTCACTATTTTATCTTTGTTTTCCATTTTATATTTCCCTTTCTTTCAAATAATTTTCTAATAAATTTATTGTTAATTCCTCATTTATTGGTAAGTCTATATATTTTCTTACTTTATCCCTTAAATGAAGTCCTTTTAAAAAAGTTATATCAACACCATAAGTTTGCTGATATCCTATCCTGTATAAATTTGTTTGATAGGTCACATATTCTTTATCAAATACACTTGTTCTTTTTATATCTCCTATTCCTACATTTTCTCCTTCTTTTAATATTAAATCGATTCTTCCGGCAGATACAGGTATACCTTCATAAAATAGAACAACTGGCACTTCATTTCCTATACAATTAAATTTAAATTGTTTCTTTAAAAATTTATAATTATACAATTCTTTACATTCAGCTGTATCAATATTTCTGACTTCATAATCTTCAATTGCTTGGTGTACTTTTGTACCTCGTTCAGAAGCCTTTTTTAATATTTCTTCTGATACATCTTTGTATTTGTTTCCGAATTTTATTTTTAATATTTGAGTGATGCTTGGAAGAATTACTCCATCAAATATATAGGTATGTGTTTCATCTATATATTCAAGTATTCCTCCTGCTATCTCCCAACTTTCTATCATTTTATTTTGACAGTAATGTAGGCTGATTTTTTTCCATCCATTGTTACATACTGATCATATAACTCTGGATTTTCTTCCTGGAACTTCTCTTTATTAAATTTTTCTAAATTATTTTGAGCTGATATATATGTAATTGAAAGCCCTGAGATTTCATCTAGAAGTTTAATTATGTTCTTTTGTTCCATAGCTTCTTTAATTGCTTTTTTATATGTATCCTGGATTTCTTTTAATTCTTTTATTTGCTTTTCTACTGTTATTAAACTTTGCACCATTTCCGAATCTAATAGTGCCTTATCATTAACTATTGTTATTAATTCATTCATTATTTTTCTCCCTTCTTATTCTTGATAATTTCTGATGCTTCTTCTTTTGTTAATTCTTCTATTTTTACTTTCTTTAATTTTTTCATTATTACTGATAATGATTTCTTATCATCTTTAAATAAAGTTCTAATAGTTTTATCTTGAACTGGAGAAATTGTTCCCTTTGTCACTTTTTTTGTAGATTGTTTTTGAACTGCTGGTTTCTTATTTATAGGTTTTTCATCCTCTCTCTCCGGATCATCCTTAGTTGCAACCAGAAATGTAGAAGACAAAAATCTTTTTAAGGCACCTGTTGTTGCTTTATATCCTGCTTTATCTCCTCTATCCAATCCTTCTCCTGTATGATTGCTAGATTCAGAATAACCTGTTTCTATATCAATTAATTTACATGATAATGTTACGGTTCTTCCAAATGGTTGTTTTTCAGTTCCTTCAAAGGTTCCATAATCAATTTCATTTATATAAAGCTCTATTCCGTTCTCACTAAATAATTCAGTAAATAATTCTTTATATTGTGCTTCACTAAAATATTCATAATTATCATATTCATTAACTGCTCCTTTAGGCAAAATACCTTTTTCTTTTAATGCAGTTCTAATTTTATTTTTCTTCTTTTGTAGCTTTGAATTTAGTTCTAATTCTTTTTCTGAATTAATTAACTCTCCTGTTAAGCGAATTGACTCGCTTGTTGGTAGAGTTGGCATATTTAAATCGTTATTAAACATTTGAACCTCCTGACATTAATGTGTAAACATTTATTTGTGGTTGTTCATTTGTTATTTCTTTTAAATAATTACATAATACAAATAATTGTAAAATAATTATAATTTCCGGTAATAATAGTAAAAAAGTTTTTACCCATGGTTTTAATCTATATGTTTTTTTCATTTTTATCCTCTTTCTTTTTTATCTTAACTTTTAACTTTATATTTTCTTGCTTCGCATAAAGTTCAAGAAGTTTATTTAAGAGGTCTTTTTCTTTTAACACAAAAAATCCTCCTTTATTTTGTTACTTTAGTTTGCCGACTAAATGTTATTTTTATATGTTTCAATTATTGTAATCATCTCCTTTTTTACGATGTTGTCGTAATGAAAGAACAAAAAAAATATCACACACTACCTGATACTTCTCTTTTTTTTTACTTCTTTACTACCTACTGCAACAACTACTTTTACAACTAACTGCTTCTTCTGCTGTTAATGCGACGGTTTCATAATCAACATCATACAGCTGAATAATCTTTCTGAATGTTTTTATATCCGGGGCTGTTTTAAAGTTTTCATAATTTCTTAAAGTGTCAACTGATATTCCAATTGCTCTTGCAACATCTTTAACCTTTAGATTTTTACTAACTCTAATGCCCTTTAGTGTTGCTTTCAGCACTCTAGCTCTAACCTCCTCTCTAGTATAAATATTATTACGATACTGTCGTAATGTCAATACCTTTTAAAAAGATTTTACGATATTGTCGTAAAAATTTACGTTTTTGTGTTGTAATTTTTTTTTATTTAATCTATAATGGTTTATGAGAGGAGAATAGTTATGGAAGAAGAAAAAAGAATTTTTTCTACTAATCTTAGAAAGTATATGGAATTATACGACATAGATAGAAATAAACTAGCTCAGGCTATGGATTTACCATACTCTACTATTAATGAATGGTATGTTGGTGCTGTTTATCCAAAACTTGACAGAATTTCAAAATTAGCTGAAGTCTTAGGTGTTTCTAAATCCGATTTAATTGAAGATCCAAATAGTTCTAAAATAAAAGGTATTCCTATTTTAGGGAAAATTCCAGCTGGTGTACCTATTGAAGTAGCACAGAACGAATATACTATAGATTATATTAAACCACCAAGAAACTGGAATCATGATGTTACCAATTATTTTGCTCTTTTTGTATCAGGGGATTCAATGGCAAATGATTATAACGATGGAGATATCGTAATATTCAAAAAAGATGTAGCCGAGTTTTCTGGAAGAGATTGTTGTGTATTAATAGATAATGAAGATGCCACTTTTAAAAGAGTTATCAAAACTACTGATGGTGGAATATTGCTTCAACCTTTAAACATTAACAATAGTTCTGGATTCATCCCTGTTCATTTAACATTAGAAGAATGCATTTCTAGATCTGTAAAAATTCTCGGTGTGGCAACCGATAGTTTCAAAAAAATAAATTATTAAAAAAAAGACCTACTGCTGGAACAGTAAGTCAAATTTGAAAAATCACATTTAGTCGGCAAACTAAAAAAACAAAATAAAGTTATAATGTTTTGGATTTTTCCATTATATTATAACACTATTTTCAAAATTTGAAAAGAGAGGTTATAAAAATGAATAAAAAAATACTTAGAGCAGGTATTTATATTAGGGTTTCTACTGAAGAACAAGCTAAACATGGCTACTCTATCGATAGTCAGAGAACCAGATTAAAAGAATGGTGCAAAGAACATAATTACCAAATTATAGATGTATATGCAGATGAAGGAAAGTCTGCTCGTACCAAATTAGCTAATCGTAAAGAACTCGCTCGCTTGCTTGATGATGTAAGAAATAATAAAATTGATAGAATTGTTATATGGAGACTTGATCGTTGGTTTCGTAATGTAGCTGATTATTATCGTATTCAAGATATTCTTGATAAATATAATGTTGATTGGGAATGCTCTGATGAGGATTTCAACACTTCTACTTCTAATGGTCGTTTATACTTAAATATTAAACTATCCATTGCTCAAAATGAGTCTGACCAGACTTCTGACAGAATAAAATTCAATTTTGATAACATGGTCAAAAATAAAAGACCAATTTCAGGAGCTCTTCCTGTTGGATATAAAATCGAAGGAGAAAAACAAAATAAACGAGTTGTGAAGGATCCAGAACTTTCTCAAATGGCAATTGATATGTTTGATAAATTTGAAGAGACTTTATCCCTTCATGCTACAACTCAATACCTTATAGAAAATTATCCTCAAAGACCTATCAGATATGAACGAGTAAAACACATGATTAAAAATAGTATGTATCATGGTGTATATAGAGATGTGGAGGATTATTGTGAACCTTATATTTCTAAAGAAAGGCACCAAAGGATTATAGATATAATTAAAAAAAATCAACGAGTTAATGTTCCTTCTGGTTTTAAATTTAAATTTTCAGGTCTAATTTGGTGCTATGATTGCCACCTACGAATGGCTGGTTCTTCTGCTGGAAGAATGCATGCCGATGGAAGTCGTTTTAGATTCGGAATGTACAAATGTAATAACCACTACTTAGATAGTCGCTGTACTAACAATCATGTCGTTAATGAAAATAAACTTGAAAAATGGCTAATAGACAATTTTTTAATAAAGTTAAATGAATATGTGGTTTCTATTGAAACTTTAGAAGAAAAAAGTGGCAATGAAAACTTACAAAAAAGAATTAGTTATTACAAATCAAAAATGACTAGACTTAATGATTTATACATTGATGGTAGAATATCAAGAGAAAAATATGAAGCTGATTATGATGAGGCTCAATCCAAATTGAATGCTCTTAACGAAGATGCTTCGGTTAGCATTAATCCTGATAATATAAAAAAATATAAACAACTCATTGAATCATCTACTGTTATAGATATTTATAACAAGTTAGATCCAGAGAACAAATTGGCTTTCTGGGGCGAATACATTGACCATATCGAGCAGGATCCGGATAATCCCTGCGACAACTGGATTGTTTTTTTTAAGTAATTCGACTTACTAACCACATACCTCCATGTGGTGATTGTCAAAAAGTAAGTCGAATAAAACCCTAATAAAACTTGACTTTTTCCAGATAATAAGTGATTAATACAACAACCTTAAAGGAGGAGATAATATGAAAATTTCTAATTTGATAGAAATCAGAGAAAAATTATGGGCTAATGAAAATTTAGCATTGTTTACAAAAAACAAAAATAATGGTTGGGAAGGTGTCGCATCTTTCTGGACTAATGGACAAGATAGAATTGGTGTCTATGAAGGTGCCGATGATGGTTCTGATGATAAAGATATGTCTTTTGAAGAATTCTTGGACAATTACGATTATGAATTAAAGGAGGAATTATAATGACAGTTTCAAAAAAGGATTTAGAATTACTTATTGAAAAATTACAAAATTGTGTAGACGAAATGGAAGATAAAAATGTTGATGAGATTTCTACTAGCTGTAACACATACAGAATGTATAAATTTATAAGTTTTGGTTCTTCTGGTTATCTTAGTTTAGATAATGACTATATAGAAGTGGACGGTGATGATGATGAATATTAAAAATGAAATTATAACTTATAATTATATTGCTGGCGACTATGAAGTTTTTATTCAAGGTGATGCCCAACATGTAATGTCGGAATTAGATAGATTACTTGATTTCTATCGAAATGAAATGGAAGCATACAGTTATAACTCTGGGGAAGATTACATCGAAAGATTAAAAGATGAAGGATTTGAAGTCGAGGTGATTGAAAATGAATAATAAACAAATCGAATTATTAAAATTCTGTGGCTTTGAAGTTGATGATAATCATCTTCTAGTACGAGATAAAAATAAGGATTCTTTAGTTACTATTTGCTATAATTCTGTGGCTAAATTATTTACTATTAAAACCACTGGCTTTCACTTTAAAGCAAAAGACTATGATTCTGTAGAAAAATTTTCTATTGACTTAAATAGAAAACTTAGTCTTGTATATGAATTAAATACTTATATGGGTGATGGCAATGTTCGTTCTTAAGGCTTTCTGGGATAATGAACCAGCTTATTATATGAATATAAATGATACCATTCCTTCTGGGATGACTTTCGTTCACTTAACTACTCATATTGATTCTGCCACTAAATTTGATTCTGTTGAAGAAGCCGAAGATGCCTGTTCTTCTCTTAATACAGATGCTTTTAAAATCTATCCTGTTTGTCCTATTTGTGGCAAAGATTATGATGGACATCCGGCTATTTCTAGAAAAGATAATAAAACCAAAATATGTTCGCATTGTGGAATTGGAGAAGCATTCCTGGATTTCATTGAAAATCAAAAAGATTCTAATGATCCTGATTTTGGGAAAGCTGTTCTTGATTTTATTGAAAAACAAAAAAAGGCTACTAATTTGTAGTCTTTTTATTTGTTTCCTTTTGCTTTGTTATGGATAGAACACAACATTTCACAATTTGAAATATCTGTGCTTCCACCTTTACTCCATGCAGTAACATGGTCAGCATCCATTTCTTTTATTTCCCATATTCTGTTTTTATTAGAATTATTTCCTATTGCACATAATGGGCAATTTGAAATTTCTTTTTTTCTGGCTTCAGCAGTTTGTTTTTCATATACTGCCCTTTTTACTGATTCATCAAAGATTCTAACATTTAATAATTTATGGTCTTCACAACCACCTAAAACATATTCAAATATGCCTTTTTTATTTTGTACAAATATATCATTGTATAGCTTTGTTACTTTTTCATGTATTTGTTGTGCATCATATGGATTTTTGTGATACATCTCATATAATTTTCCCCAATTAATAGTTTGCATTTCATCTTTCACATCAATAAAAGTTGTTGAAACCCAATTAATTACATCATTGAAATAGTTATTTAATTCAGTAATATTATCATCATATCTATGCTCGCTCATGTATTTTTCTAGATTGCCTTCTTTTTCCCAATTTCTAGACACCCATTCTAATGCTACTTCTAATAATCCCTGTCTTTTCACATCAGCTTTAATATAAGATAGCCATTTATGAAGATTTGAGTTATGCGAATTACTAAAGACTTCTTTTGCTTTAGTTACAAATGTTCCGGAGTAAATTGCATTTAATAATTCTTGTTGCTTTAATTCTTTTCCAGCTATATTTATTGTTTTGAACCATTCTTTTATCTCTGATTCTTCTCCTTTACATATATATATAGTTAATTTTGTGCTTCTTATTTTTTCTTGTAAATCTTCTGGTAAGGATCTAAATTTGTAAGGTATTCCATTTTGATCTATCCATGCAAACCAATTAGTAAGATATCTTCCTATACTTGTTATTCTTTGTTGCCCATCAAGAATCTCATATCTACCATCCTCTGTTTCTACAAAGTATATCAAACCTATTGGATATCCCTTCAACAAAGAATCTATTACGGCAACATCATCCTTACCATTATCATATATATAATGTCTTTGGTATTCTGGCTGTATTGTTAATTTTCCATTCCATCCAAATAATCCTTTTTCTTCAGACTCACTGTATTGAAATCCTTCACATATTTCTCCAATAGTAATATCTGTTCTTAAATCAATCTTCTCCATTGCATTCCTCCACTTTTTCAATTAAAATTCTATCATAAATTTGTTTCCCATTTATATACCCTCTATGTCTACGAGATGCATCAGTTCTTAGTTTTTCTACTTCTACTGATGTATCACCAGAATGAGTATGACCTATTATTCTAAATTGTCTTGGATTGTGTTTCTTTAAAAAAGTAATTGGTACACCCATTATTCCACTATAATCTTTCGGAATTGCATCATATCTTGGAACTTCAATTGCATTATAATTTTCAAATCTTGGATATTCCCTCATATTATAATCTTTCTCAAGTTTTTTTATTAATGGTTTATTATATCTTAGATTTTCTTCCATTGTCATTAAATCTAATACTGTATGTCTTCTTTTTAAATCAACATTAGTGTACCAACAGATATTTCCCATGCTTCTCCACTTCTGTCCAGATGGATCAATCCAAAATCTTGTATCTCTAGGCTCTGAATCTACTGGAACTTTAAAAGCCATATCTCCAGCATATTTACCGAGCCATATGATACCATCTCTAACTAATGGGAATGTTTCTTTTGTGGTTGTATCATTTTCATTACCTATGATAATGAATTGTTTTTTTGATTCTATTAGCCATGCAAGAAACTCTCTAAAAAGTGAAAATGGTGGATTTGTCACAATGATATCGGCTTCATCTCTTAATTTCTTTACTTCATCACTTCTAAAATCTCCATCTCCCTTTAGGTAATCCCATTCGATATCATTTATGTCTATTCGCCCAGATTTATTAATATCTCTATCCAATGTAAAAATTTTTCCATGAGAATTCGTTTTTCTTTTATCATATTTAGGGCTTTCTTGTTCAAACAAAGATAATTGAACAAATACAGCAGATTTTTTTTCGTTAGCGTAGCTCGTACTAATTAATTTTTTCAAACCTAACAATTCAAAATTTTGAGCAAAGTATCTCGTAAAATTACTCCATTCTGGATCATCACATGGTAATAAGACTACTTTGTCTTTAAATGTTTCCGGATTAAACTCTAAATATGCATTCATTTCCCTTTCAATGTCTGCATACTCAGTATAAAACTCATCATCTTTTTTATTCTTTGCATTTTTTAAACTTTCATTATTTGCCATAACATCACTACTCCAAAAAGTTTTTAAATAACCATAATTATTATAACATAAAAAACCGGTTTTTCTTGCCAAAACAATAAATTTTTACTAATTTTTATTAATATCTTGCTTTTTTATTTTATTAGAGCGATTAATAAAGCTACTAATAGAAAGGAGGATTTTATGTTCAGAATAAGTCATGGTGATATTACAGATAAAGAAGTTGAAACAATTTTAGCTCCACACATGGATGAATTCAGTCACTTTGTTTACGAATTTCTGGCTCCGGAAGCAATTGCTTTCTATTTAGCTTCTGGCTATCGTTCAAGTTCAGTTTGGGAATCAAGTTTTAATCAACATATTAATTCAGTTTTAGATATGTTAAATCAAGTATGCATAGCACCTAGCATATACAAAAAAATAAAAAATCTTTCTAAAAAGACTTTAAAAATGAAATATGGTTTAATTGTTTGTAACGAAGAACCACTAAATTTTATTGATACATATGTACATGATTGATTGTGTTTTTTTCTGGATTATTTTATTATATACATAGGAGGTGGAATATGATTAAAAGTTCTCAAGAACGAGAAAAAATGTCTGATGAAGCTCTTGCTAAAATTTTAAAACCACACGAACAAAATGTATTCAAACACATTGGCAATGAAATTATTTATGATTTCTTTCCTTTTGTCCTGGCTTCTGCATTTAATAATGACTGTATCTGGGATGATAGCACACTAGAATACGAATATATAGATGCCACTGATTATTTACGAAGTATAAATTTTCCAGGCTACAAAAAACTTGATATTGACAGAATCAAGAAAATTATGGAAGAAAAATATTCTTTAAAAATTATTAGTGAAAATCCCATAAAAATAGAAAAGATTCAGTGACAGCTGAACCAATTCTATTCTTCAAAAAATTTATCCATACTAACATTAAGCACTATTGATATTTTATATAATGTATTTAAAGAAATGTTATTTCTATCACTTGGTGACTCTATTCTTTTCAAGTGATCTGGAGTTACATTAATGGCTTCTGCTAAATCCATTAGTCTTACTCCTTTTTCATTTCGATATTTCTTTATATTTTGACAAATAATGCTTTTGATGTTTGGATTGAAGTCATATTGTTCCTTCATAAATATCACTCCATATAATATTATGGCAAAAAAATCCGATAAAATAAGTGACCTTTTGTGCCGAGTTGCCGAAAGTATGTTATAATGATGAGGAGGTGTAAGAAATGAAAGATTATCTTGAAATACCTATCTCTGATTTAAAGGCTGTTACATATTCTAATCCGGATCGTGAAAAAGATGAATTAGAATGGTCTTTCATCGAAGAAATTGCTAGACAAACTGGCTTCTACATGTTGGGTATTAATATTAAAAAAGCAGAAAAACTAAAATACAGTAGAAAATTTGATTATTTTGAATTCGAATTTGAAGGAAAGAATTACATTTTAGAAAAAGACAAATTAAAAGAGGACAGCAACTAAGCTGTCCTTTTCTTATGGTATTAAAAGTTTTTGTCCTGCATGAATTAAATCTGGATTTGAGATGTTATTTGCTTTTGCTATTTCTGGATATCTACTTCCATTTCCATAGAACTTTTGAGCTATTCCCCATAGTGTATCTCCTCTTACTACTGTGTAATAGTTCCCTGGTGTTGTATTAATTGGTGTTATGTCTGTTTCTCTAACCCAACCCAATCCATTATTAATATTATATGGATGGCTTCCATTTTTATTTACTAAGTAAATCTTTGCTCTTAAATTACTTCTACTTTGTCCTGCTCCATTTCCATAGCTATCTCTGTATAAAGTTCCTGTGAATATTACTTCATCTCCTACTTTATACTTTAAATTTCCTGCAGGTGTTGGTGTTGGTGTTAAACCACCATATTGTGGTAACTCTTTTGTTCCTAATAAATATGGCTTAGGATCCACCCAACTTCCATTTACTTTTACACCATAGTGAAGATGTTCTCCTGTAGAAAATCCTGTAGTTCCTTTTGCACCTATTACAGCTCCGGCTTCTACTATATCTCCAACTTTAACTTTTACACTTCCATATTTCATATGACAATATGTTGTATAAACATTATTACCATGATATAAAGTCACATAGTTTCCCGAAGCTTGGCTTTCTGTATATCCTTTAACAGTGTTTCTACATGCTGTTACTTTTCCTTTGGCAGTAGCTGTTATTTCAGTGCCTGATGTCATATCTATTCCACTATGAAAATCTTCTACATACTTTCCGGTTACATTATTCCAGAATCTTCTATTTCCAAAATCAGAGCTTATCCATGATGAACTTAAACTATTAAATGGACTTCTTTTAATATTATTTAATGTATATCCCATAACTATTCCTCCTCATTAAATCCTTCACAGTCTTCTGCTATTGATATAGCTTCTTCTTTAGCTATTTCTTCTATTACTTTTTCTTCTTTATTTTCCATCTTCATTTCCTCCACTTTCATGTTTTAATTGTTCTAATACTTCTAATATTTTTGCTGGTAATGGTAATCCCATAGCTCCCCAGTTTTCTATAATTGATATTCCTTCATTAGCCACAAAGAAATAAACAACTAAGTTTCTGATCGCTCCGGTATCTCCTACTATTCCATCCAACAAAAAAGATAGAGCCACAATTATTAAGTACCCTACCTTTTTGATTATTCCTTTAGCACCTATGATGCTATTTATTTTTTTATTAACTATTGACTTACATATTCCTGTGGCATAATCTAATACCATCAATATTAATAATGTTTTCATTGCTGTATCCAAACCTCCTAAATAATACACTATCGTTGTTAATAATGTACTTGCAATATAATTTATTGTTGCTTTCATTTATTTTCTCCTCCTTTTATACTATTGTGCAATATGTTTTATAACTTCCTCCTGGTTCTCCAAACATTAAATTACCTGTTATTGCTAATCTACTACATGTTGGTATAGACTCCTGAACTTCAACCATTAAACTTGAATATATTCCTGGTGTCGGAATCCACAAAGCTATAACTCCATCTATTATTAAAAAATGACAAGTAGGTAGATTTCCAGAATTATTATGCTGTTTACAATTTATAAAATATCCTATGCTTTCATAATGATAACCCTGAATTATTGTATCAACCGGATTATTTCCATAACCATTTCCAATTATTTTTATCATCATCATTTTATATAAACTGGCATTAGGCAACTTAACTAATAGTCCTGTATAGTCCTGCATATATACAATTAAAGTTTTATTAATTATTTGAGCTAATGTTTCACGATTATGAACCACACTTGTACTATCTAAATAAGTATTATTTTTAAATTTGATTGTTCTACTCATGATGTTCTTCTCCACTTATAAATCACGTTTTTTGATACTGCAAATAAGTGAGCAGTAACATCCCATATAATTGCTCTTTGTGTGCTTCCAGAATGATTTACTGTATAAATCGAATAAACAAATCCTGCAGTTCCATATCCAATATCTGAAGTTGATGCAGATGGAATATCGGATCCTAATCTATAAAATCCTCCAGAGCTTGTTTGCCTAAATTTATCACTTGACCATGTACCAACAGATTCAGTTACTTGCTTATTGTTTATCTGCAAATAACTTTGGATGTTGCCATCAGTTGTTACCTCCATAGACCAACGATATTTAAATACATAGCCAGATGGACAAGCTATACCTAATTGCAATGAATTAAATTGGTTCGTGTAAGCTCCCTGTAATATTTTCTTGTTTGTGGTTCCTGCTGATAATGATATGGTTTCTCCTCCTGGATATACAACTTGTGATCCTAAATGTATATAATCATAATCACTATAAAAACACTCCCATGTTCCTCCAAAGTATTTATTAGGATTCTCATTAACTGTACTCTCGTATATACTTCCCACAGGATAATACGGACAAGGATATATGGCTTCATTATTTTTGTTTCTAAATTTTATAGCTTTTGCCATTATGACACCCTCTTCCATGCATATACAGCAATGTATGGTGGAACATTACTTGTAGATGTTGTTGTTGCATATGTACTATATTTAGCTGAATTTTTCGTCACTGATTTATCGACTATTGCATTGTTTCCTGTTCCACTTCCTGGTAATCCTGAATCTGATTCCCCATATTTCCAAGTTGTTGTTGCATAATCATATGCCATTACACCTCTATTATCTTCTCCTATTAAAACACCGTAATATGGATAATATCCTATCCTATATCCATGGTGATGAGATGTGCTTCCACCTGTGCTTCCAGCTGAGTATGTACTTCCACAGCATAATAAAAATCTATCCTTTATTTGTTCCCATTTACCTCCAAATATAGTTCCAGGATCTAAGTATGTAACAGATAAATAAATACTGCCTATTGGATAATACGGACATACATAAATAGGTTCATTATTTCTATTTCTGAATCTAATTGCTTTACTCATATTACCAACTATCCACGACATCGTATTCTAAAACTTGAATACCATTGATTTCTAACGATTCACTATTAACAGGAAAGCAATTTATTCCAACAGATAGCTTCTTGGTATCTACAAAAAATATAAATCTACCACGAGATAAAACTGCATTATATGTTGTTGTTCCAAATTTATCAGTTATTGTTATTTTAAAATCCCAAGCTGAATTTTTGGTTAACGATAATGTTACCTGTGTATTATTATTAATTGCAGTTAATGAAGAATATGTACTAGCTGTTGTTTGTTTATATTGATATTTTATGGTTACCGAGTTTTTTGAATTAATACTTGAATAAGATGCTTGTACTTTTAAATAGGTTTCATCTTCATAATTATTTTTTCTTTTTAAAGTAATAATTCCTGTAGGTAATGACCATGGCAAGAATTTTACTGTCTTTGAAGCTGATGCTGTATTTCCTCTACTATCTGTTACTTTAACCGTAAGTGTCAAATTACTTCCTGAGTTAATAACACCATAGTCAATATTCCCTGCACTTGTTAATGTTTTAGTAACTCCATTTATTGTGGCTTCATACTTTGTTATAGATGCACCTTTATTTCCAGAAGCAGAGCTAATGGTAACCAACAAACTAGATAGGTTTTGTACTAAATATTGATTATCTCCAGTTACTGCTACTGTAGTACTGTTATTATCTTTATACGATATATTAGATGACGAAATGCTTGGACTAGCTCCGGTAATGCTTCCTGTTGCACTTTGAGAGCTAGTACCTACAGATGTGCTTCCATTATAAGTTGTTATTGAAAAAGAAAAAGTACCACTATTGACGGTACTCATTAACGAATATATGGTATTGAGTTCTGCTGATGTAAAGCTGATGCTCGAACCATTTGTTACTCCACTTATTGTTTTTACTGTAGTGTTTCCATACTTTATAACCATATCATCTCTAAAAGAACTTGAATATTTTGTTATAGATATTGGTATTGCATTTCCGATCGTAAAGTTTGAAATGCTTCCTAATTCACTTTTAGCCGGATCTACTGTTAAATTGAAAGTAGCTGATGTATCATACTTATTCCAGTTGGCTTGAGCATATCCTCCGGTGTCTACTAACTCTGCATAAAACGATGTGGTTCCAGAAGTTTTATTACTTACTGTATACCAACCTGTTGTTCCCGAATATGTCCACCCTTTTTCGTTTGAATTATATGTTTTTACTTGTAGTGTTGCTACATTAGTTCCATTAAGATATAGTGGCATTTTCATAGCATTATAAAACCAACCACCAGAGCTAATCCATACTGTATACTTAAATCTATACTGCATATCAGAGCCTGATCGTTGGTGTTCATACTCTATTGTCCAATATCCTTTTGGACTACTACACCATTGTCTTGAACTAAATAATGTTTCCATATTCCACCTCCTATGTTAACGGAACAATTCCTATTCCTGTATTATCTGTGGTTTCTATTCCTAACCATCTTGCCTTATTACATAATGTTATTTCTTCTTCTATTACTGATTTTTTCATATGGAACTCATCTCCATTCATCCAGAATACTTTGTTACCTTTAAAATCATATCCTGCAAATTCTTCTGGATTAATTATTACCTTACTTCCATCTTTTCCAAATACACAGATTCCATTTTCATCAAATGTTCCTATTAGTGTATTTGCTATATCATAGATTTCTATTCTTCCGGCTTCATTAACATGAGCTCCTACTTTAAATGTTCCACCTTTTACAAGTGTTGCTGTCATATTGATAACATTAATACTTTGCATATCTAAAGTTCCATCTATTAACCAGGCTGAAGTAAATGCTCCATTAATTCCTGAATTAGAAAAACCAATGCCCTGTGAATTTATCATCATTACATTGGTTGCTTCTTCTTTTGGTAACCTATCAACTATTAGAATTCTATTACCTTCATATATTACATAACTATCTCCTAAGGTTCCCCATATTTTAGATGTGGCTTCATTTAGTTCATCCTGTAATTGTACCGTAACAACTTCTTTGGCTGAATTAACTGTTTTATCAGTATCACTTTTTATTGTAGTAATTAGATCTTTCAATTTGTTTTTGAAATTTCCGAATTCTATTTCAATGTATTTATCTCTTATACAGTCATATTTTAAAGATATTACATTTGTTGATATTTCTACTCCTAGTTTTTCATGCTTAACAGATATTACATCTCCTAAATCTACTACACCATCAATATTTGCTTTAACTTTATAGTTACATTTAAATATTTGATTGTCATTTAAGTATCTTTCTGCTTGGCTTCTTAAATCTTTTAACAATGCTTCTTTATAAGCAACCTCATCCAGGTTGCCTTTTTCATCTTTAAATTCTTCTTGATCTATTTCTTGGTCAAATTTTATTACTTTTGTATATGGTACATCATAAATGTCCATGTCAGATATCAAATAGACTTCTGGCAATGTTATTCCATCATATCCAACAGGCAATAATTTAGTTACAACATTATCCCATACTTCTGTGGCTTCTATATCTGTAGAATTCTTACCATATTTAATTACAACTCCACGATCCATGCCAATAGTTTTCTTAACACCTATATTCCAATTATCTCTATATAAATGTCCTCCCCATTTATCTATTACAACAGCTATGGTTTCTTCTAATGTCTTTCTGATTATCCTAGCTGAATTCAAATCAGCTATATCTGATATCATCGAGAATGGTGTTGCACTATCACATGCATTATTAAAGTGGTCTAATGCATCATTACAATTTTTGTTTTCTGCATATGCATTTACAATTACATATCTAGATGAGTCTTTCCATAAATGATTTCCTCTAACTATCACTTTATTATTTTTCTTCTTTGGATTAGTTAATCTAAATCCCTGCTCTCCCCATCTTGTATTTGCTCTTATTATCATTCCTTCTTGCAAGTAATCAATATCATCAATGGTTGATTCTATATCGAGATAATATTCTCCATTGTCTTCTATAAAAATATCAGCTTTAGTTGGATGTAATATTTTTAACCCATTATGGTTAAATAATCTTTCATTGGCTTCATAAACTTTAATCATTATATCCACCTACTCTTTGGTTCTACTTTTATTTTGGTTAAAGTTCCTGTCCAAGTAATGGTATTATTTCCAACTTTCAATTTAGGGAATTCTCCGAGCATATATCTATTTTTATATACACCATTTAGATAGGCTTCTTCTTGTAAGCTATCTATTACTACTGAAGTTTCTCCTGCTGGGAATGTATATTCAAATACTGTTGAACCATTTATAGCAACTTCTACATTGCCACTTCCATATAAAGTAATAATTGGTTTTGAAATTTCTAATCCCTGGTTATTAACCACTAATGATGTCTGAGTAGTTATTGCTAATTCTTTTACTGCTTCATTTTTTAAAAATTTAAATGGTTGAGTGTGAAATTTTACTGTTGCTGTTTTAAATCTCAACAGTTTTTCAAAATCTATCTTATCTATGATCCTACAATTATAAATTTTGTTTGGTTCATCTGATAAATTCAATGTTCCTTCTCCTGTGAAGTATTTTGCTATTTCATCTATGTCATAGTTTCTGGTTAATCCAATTTTGACATTTTTTGTATAACTTTCATATCCTAAATCTTCAATAACATCTCCATCTCTACCATCTATCTTGGTAATTGATGTTCTCATTTTAGGTTTGGTGATAGGTGGTAATTCACATATCAATAATCCTGGTATTGTACTACTCTTTATTCCCTTCCATTCTATATATGCCATTATGAATACACCACCTTTTCTACATTATCAACCACTAATTCTCCGAAGGTTTCATCAAATGCTTTAAATGTCATTCCTGATAAGGCTTCTTTAAATGCATCTACCAACATTACTTTACTGAAGTTAGTATCTATACTTCCTGCTGGATTAATATTTGTATTTAATCCTAAATCAAAATCTGTAGGTATTGCATTTTCTATATCTGTAGCTACATTATCCATCTCATCTGTAAATCCTTCTCCAATACCTAATGC